TTACTCACTTATCTTATTGGTAAGTAATTGGTTGAATAGCTTTAGCTCCTCAATCCGTTTATCTTTCTCCTCCAATAGTCTTTCTAAGCCTTCGATTTTAATTTCAGCCTCTGTATTTTTAGGGCTGTATTGGGGACGTTCAAAAAAGACATCCATTGATACTTGGAAGAAATCGGCAATCTTTTCTAAGGTTTTAACCGTGGGATTTCCGGTTTCCAATTGTTTAATGGAGCCATTCCTTTTGTTTGGATCGGGGTATAGATACTCTAAGAGATCTTTGACTAAGAGGCCGCGTTTTTTGAGTAGCTCTTTTATGATTTGTCCGTTATACATATTCATCAATATTTAGGTACTATATAAACTACTTGTCCAAATCTGATCCGCTTACATCGGCACATTCGGCATTGTCGCCCTCTGGGACAATCATTTTTTTCGCTTTTGTTTCTATGATTTCAATTGTTCTTTGTTGGGAAAGAACTGTTTCTGATAGGTTTTTTAAAACATCGAAAACTTCTCTATCAATAGTTACTTGACCTAAATTAGATTTCTCGGTATTAAAGTCCTCATTATCTTGCAGTAAATATCTGGTATTATAATTAGGAAATGATAATAATTTGGTGATAATACCTTTGGGGATTGGTCTTTTCCCTCTTTCTAAGCTACTGACAAATCCTTGTGTACATCCAAGAATATTGGCTAAATCTATCTGAGATAGATTGTTGTCTTTTCTAAATAGTTTAATATCAATCATATAGTATCTGGATATTAGTGATTATTATCAAATTAATACCAAAATATTTGCAATATTGGTATTAATTGGTTTTATTTGCACCGTGTTACTATGAATAACATCACGAAGGTAATAAAAACATGATGTAGAACGATATTAATTTTTAAAAATCTATTTTATATGGTATTTTCAGAGTATATAAATGGGCTTCCTAATGTGAAGCAAGAGACAATTAACATGCTGGCACAATTAACGTGTTCCAGTGTGATGACCGTTTATCGTTGGATAAATGGTAGTGTGACACCTCCCCCCTTAAAACAAAAAATTATAGCGGAGTATCTGAAGATGGATGTTCAAGAACTTTGGCCGGATAATGTGGAGAAGAATATACTTAATCATTAATAGAATCAAAGAAAATGATTAGAAAATTGACAGAGAAAGAAAAAGCGTTTCTGCTTGATTTACGGGGAATAATGGTAAAGCATGGTGCCCTATTAAGTGTGGAAAATAATAGAGTGTGCATAGATTTGAATTACTCGAAAAACAAAGAAATGGAATCGATAGTGTTGCCCGAACCAATAAGTACATTCTATGATTTAGATGATGTGATAGAACAAAATTCTTAAAAATAAACCTTATGAAGATACATTACTTTTACAGAAGAGACTATTCGACCGGTTTCTATAATCTTGAAATAATAGCTTGGTTAGAAGAGAGAGAAATTTCAAGTCGAGGCATTGTGAGGTTAAGTTTTACGAGGTTGGAGAGACTAAAAATCTTTCTTTCAAAAAGTGAAAATTTTCATGTTCATACCATTGACCATGATTTTGGTGAGAAAAGCGCGTATGGGCATTGGGCTCATACGCGTAAAGAATTAATGGAAGATATGGAGAAAAAGGAGTTAGTGCCCATTTCTCAGCGTAATTATGAAAGATTTCGGAAAGTGGCTCTGGCGCTTTATCAAAAGCAAACTTTGGTTGATTTCTCTCATTTCAAAGGAAGGCAGAACTATACCATTCGTCAGATAATAGGAGATTAGCATCTAATAATATAGAAAGGAATAAACTATGGACAAAGAAAAAGAAATTCAAAACTATGCCTTATGCTTTGCATCGGCAATTGAAGATGTGGTCCGAAATGATGAAAATGAGAACTACATTGAGGTGAGTGATAAAAATGCAACAGAGGTAATGACAGGGCTGATATTAGGGGCGGGGTTCGCTTTTAATAGACTAACTGGGAGTAAATGCAACTATTTGGAATTTACTCATGTGGCTAATCAATTAGTTGTGCAGTATCTAATGAAACACGGAGACGTAGCTACTGAGAAAACGACATTTAACGGATAATGAAATAGGTATGAATGGAATAATAATTAATGATGAACTTCATGAGTTAGTTTCATTGAGAATCAGCCCTCCGTGTGATAATTGCAGCCTGCAAGAAAATTGTGAAAAGACTGAATTTTTCTTATGTACTGTAATTGCTGGGCGGCACAAATCTGATGAACGTTTTGTCAATCGTGGTAAGGCGAAAGAATTTATTGAGAAACAAAATTCATAACAAAATAAAAATGAATAAGGACAGACGTAAAAGGATTCAGGGCATTATAGATCAGTTGACTGATTTAGAAACTGAAATTGAAGAGATTCAGGATGAAGAGCAAGAAGCATACGACAATTTCCCTGAGTCACTACAAGAAGGCGAGAAAGGTGAAAGAATGTCAGATGCAATTGATAGCCTTGACCATGCTTTTTGTTCGATTGGGGATGCGATAAGCTATCTTGATGACGCAATACAATAACTCTCAAATCAAATAAAAAATGAATGAAAATGGATATAAAGTTCTGGATGCTATCAAGAGGATGGCAGCAGACGATAATAAAGGTTTGAGAATGACCACTACTTTGGTCGATGTAAAAGATGACCTCCGTGGCTCAATTGTTGGCTTTGGAACTGAAAAAGTTTGTGGGGATGATGCAAAAGCCCAAATAGTGGGTTTACCTGGTGAATATATGGCGTGTGCCTTTTTCATCAAACGTAGTGAATTACAAAAATATTTGAAAGAATAATTTTTAATCTTATTGTAAAATGGAAAAACAAAATGAAAAATGTAAAGTAACTTTTGAAAGTGAGGACGGTAAAGTTTTAGTGTTTAATATAGTGCACGATAGGAAAAAGGCAGTATTAGACATTAAACTCACTGTATCGCCAGGGTATATAAAAGATCACCAAGGTTTTTATTGTCAGATTGCCAATTATTTATTGGATGCTTTAGAAAAGGCTTAGTAGTTTAATTTATTGTTTAATGTTTTAAAAATACCGGCTGAAAGGACAGTCCGTTGGGTGTGAGTCCCAGGTTAGGGTTTATAGTACCGGGGTGGTTCCCGGTACTTTAGAAAAATGAGTGCTGATATGATTTTTTCAATAAGGCTATGAACGTGCATCTTTGCATGACTAATACATACAATAATGATTGATGATAAGTATATTGAGCAAGTTCTGGAGCGTGCGGATATTGTTGAAGTCGTTTCGGAATATGTATCACTAAAAAAGAAAGGAGCCATTTATGTAGCGTGTTGTCCCTTCCATCAGGAGAAGACACCCTCCTTCATGGTTTCTCCGGTAAGAAATACCTGGCATTGTTTCGGTTCCTGTCAAACCGGTGGCAATGCGATTTCTTTTTTGAAAAGGCAGGGATTGACCTTTAGCGAGGCAATGTATAAGTTGGCCAACCGCTACGGGGTATTAATTGAAGAAAATAAGACTCCTCCCAGTGATGAAGAGATTCGCCAACGTGCGAAACGCGAATCACTGTTTATCATAAATGAAAAGGTGGCAGAGTTCTATGTAGAGAACCGGAAATTACCCGCTGCCGACCAAGCTAATAAATATATTGCTGCTCGATGGGGAAAAGAGTTTTCTGATGAAATGGGTATAGGCTACGCGCCGGAGGGCTGGGATAACCTATATAAGTTTGCCCAAAAGTCCGGCTTATCCCTTGACCTGATGAAAGAAATCGGGCTGCTGAAGGAATCGGAGAAAGGTAAGGTCTTCGATATGTACCGGAACCGGGTAATGATTCCTATCCGCGATAAGTTCTACCGGGTGATAGGGTTTACAGCTCGTGACCTGTCCGGGGAAAAGGACGTACCTAAATATATCAATTCGTCGAGTAGTGAATTGTACTCAAAGGATAACTCTTTATTCGGTATCGATACGGCACAACGGCAGGCCATTAAGGAAGACCGGTTTTATTGTGTGGAAGGCGGGCCTGATGTGCTGCGTATGCAGTCCATCGGAGTGAGTAATACGATTGCTTCGTTAGGTGGAGCCTGGACGGAGAATCAGTTTCGGCAGATAAAGAAGATGGTCACCGGGCTTTGTTTTCTTCCGGACGCGGACCCGATTAAGCAAGGTGAACAGTACGGTACCGGGATTGGCTACGTAATGAAAAACGGAACGCTGGCCATGCAATGTGGCTTTAATGTGACCGTTCGAGAAATACCTTTAGGGGAAGGTAATGTTAAAAGCGATCCGGATTCATTTTGTACCAATATCAGCCGGTTCAAGAGCCTGGCCGAAGAAGATTTCATTATCTGGTATGCCAGGTATGCTTTCATGGGGAAGACTACCACTGAAGATGTAAGAGCCGCTATTGCTGAATTGTGCCGCTTGGTTGCTATTGTGGATGATGAAGTAAAACAGGATATGTATTTATCCAGGCTTCAGGAACAATATAAAAACAAGGCACTTTGGACGAAGGCGTTCAACTTCTCTAAAAAGCAGATTCAGGCAAAAAAGATACTCGATAAAGGTAAAACAATCAATCGGGATCTCTATCAGAAATATGGATTTTACGAAGACCATAGCTGCTATTATTCCATAACAACAGCCAATAGTGAATATCAATGGTCGAACTTCGTAATGGAACCGATGTTCCATATAAAAGATGCTTTGTTGCCAAAGCGTCTTTATAAAATACGCAATACCAATAAGCAGGAAGAAATTATAGAAATGAAACAGGAAGACCTGGTTTCATTATCAAAGTTCAAGCAGCGCGTCGAGGGGCTTGGTAACTTTATCTGGCTGGCCACCGAAAGAGAACTGACTAAACTAAAGATGTTCCTCTATGAGCAGACTGAAACAGCCGTTGAGATTGTCCAACTGGGTTGGAACCGGAAGGGTTTCTTTGCCTATGGCAATGGAGTCTATGATACTGAGTGGCATCCGGTGGATGAATATGGAATTGTACGTCTGGAGAACGGTAATAATTTCTATTTGCCGGCAAGCAGTAAAATCTACCATGATGAAGTGAAGCTCTTCCAATTTGAGCGTAAATTTGTTCATCTGAATTATAATGGAATATCCCTCCGGGATTATTGCCAAAAGATGATTAATGTTTCCGGTGACAATGCGAAAGTTGGCATTTGTTTCCTTCTGGCCACATTGTTCCGGGATATAATAACCGGTTATACAAAAAGTTTTCCTATTCTAAATTTGTTTGGGCCAAAAGGCTCCGGTAAATCAGAACTCGGTCATTCGCTAATGGCATTCTTCATTATCGAGAACATTCCTCCTAATATTCAGAATGCAACCATTGCCGCCATGGCGGACCTGGTTGCGCAATGTGCCAATGCCCTTGTGCATATTGACGAGTTTAAGAATAGCATTGATATTGATAAGCGGGAGTTTCTGAAAGGGCTGTGGGATGGCGCCGGACGGTCGAGAATGAATATGGATCGGGATAAAAAAAGAGAAATTACGAGCGTTGATAGCGGTGTGATTCTTTCCGGTCAGGAAATGGCCACTGCCGATATTGCTCTGTTTTCACGTTTGATATACCTTACATTCAATAAATCGGAGTTCACAGATACCCAAAAGAGAATTTTTGATGATTTATTACAGACCAGGAAACGGGGTGTGTCACACTTGACACTTCAGATATTGCGTCACCGGGCAAAGATGGAGCAAGGTTTTATTTCGAATTACAATCAGTGTATGTCTGATATAATGGAATGTACCAAGAATGAACGCGTGGAAGACCGTATTCTAAGAAACTGGATTATTCCTTTGGCGGCTTTCAGAACGTTGGAAGGCGTGTTGGATTTACCTTTTACCTACAAAGAAATGGTAGGCATTGTGTCTGAAGGTATATTGCGCCAAAATGTGGAATGCAAATCTAACAATGAGTTGGCCAACTTCTGGAATGTAGTGAGCTATCTTCAGCAAGACGGTGAAATATTTATCGAGGCGGATTATCGGATTGATTATGTGAATGAGTTTAAATCGGATATTATCAAAGATAAGATGCGGTTCATCAGGCCCAAGCCTATACTCCGAATGCGTAAGAGTAGGATTTTCATGCTGTATAAGAAGTTTGGCAAAATGGTGGGAGACTCTATTCTACCGGAGGGCTCCTTACTTTATTACCTGGAAAACTCAAAAGGCTACATGGGGAAGAATAACAGCGTCCGTTTCAAGAATATACAGAAAGGAGTGGAAGTTGCTAAACCTGTTGATGAAGGAGGTAAACTGACTTGGAAAAAAACTTCTTCGGTAGATATTGCATTATGTTTTGACTATGAAACGATCATGCAGGATTATTCTATCAACTTGGAAGTAGATTTGGTTGATCAGGAAGAAGAACCTGTTCAGGAAGAGAGGAAGCCAGAACTAGAGCAACAACGTTTGCCATTATAATATATCAGAATCATTATTGTGTGGGAGTGTAGGCGCTGTGAAGCGAATGCACTCCTTTTTTTGTGTACCTATGGGACGCAAATTTTTGAGTTCCGTAGGGAGGAAAAGTACTTCTACATCTTCTACACTTTCTACAATGTTAATAATGAGTGGTTTAACTATAAATATACTCTTATACAACCTTCTACAAATCTCTACATTTGTAGAAGAATGTAGTCTCTCTTCTACAAAACAGGCTTTTTTCTACAAATGTAGAAGCAAAAACTAAGTGGTTGTATTGATTAAATATCTGATTATTAGCTAAATATATTTTTGTAGAAAGTGTAGAGAGTGTAGAGGACAAAATAGGTATGTCACAGAGAAACTTTTTTTATTTGATTCGTTGTCTGTTATATAATATAGATTGTCTATAATATATTGTATATTTGTACAACAAAAACCTAATTATGAGTGAGTTCCTGATATACCTTAAAGTGCCTGTTTATGTAGCTGAGTGGGCTATACATAGTCTTGGAATTGATAATGATGCTCTGGAAGAGAAGATTAGGAGAGATATTATTGAGTTTCCTAAAGACAGCGTAGAAAATCGACTTATAAAGAAATTCCTGGAGAAGACTCCGGCCGGAGTCTCGCCGGAGATGAAGGGTGATAGTAATCTGGGCGTTCGTATTCCTTCATACAAGCTAAAGGACCCACGTGTTTATAACTACCTGAATGAAGCATCTAAGAAGCTGCTTACTGATAGCCTTGAAACATTATTGCTCCAGAACCTATGGTCGGAGCTGGGCAGCTTGGAGAATCTGAACTGTTCAATCAAGCAAACCATTGTTTCATGGTGCAAGATGCACGGTATTTCTGACCAGTATGAAGATACCATTGCTCAGAAATTCTATCGGCTTAGAAAACGATATGCGAAAAAAGGAATCTTTTTAGATAAAAATCGTAACGACTTCGAGGCCGATTCTGAAACGAAGTGACACAGACCGAAATGTGCGAAACAGAGTGAAACAACATGAAACGGTGTGAAACACACCGAAATGGACCGAAATAAAAATGCTTATATTATGCGCTGTAATTTACTTCATATCAAAACGGTTGAGAAATGCTTAGTTTCTGCCATGGAAACTTCTATGCGAGTTTTTAATAATGGAATTTTCCTGAAGGAAAGTTCCGGGTTTGAAAAACTGGATATTATCGGGCTGGCATCGGTAGAGGTCACCGATAAGATGGATAATAACCAGAAGCTTTTTACGACGAAGTTGATTTTTAAAACTGCTTTGCGTCCTGAGCTGGACTTGGACCGCTTTTGTTATCGGTTAACTTCTGTGTCCGGGCAGGAATACATATTGGGTACAAAAGAGCGGCCCTATACTGTTTTTACTTCTACGGAGAATTATCCTGGTTCTACCTCCGACAAAGCCGGCTGCACATGTACTGTTACTTACACAAACCTTTTTCCGCTTCTTACAGTCTTAGATTAGTCTTTTTGCTTGCTGCTCTTAATGCCTAACATTGCATAAAATTAATTGTTAGGTATGACATATAACATTGAAATTGACGATTACATTGGGCGTTGGGGTGTCTCTAAACAGAACATCAGCGCCCAATTAAGTGGTCTGAAAGATAAAGATGTGACCGTCCGTATCAATTCGCTTGGTGGTTTACTGGACCATGGTCTGGATATTCGTCAGCAATTCATTGATCACGGTCGTGTTACTGCTTATCTTTTCGGATATGTGGCGTCTGCTGCTACGGTTGCTTCACTGGGTGCGAAGAAAGTTTGTATCTCCAAGTATGCTTTTTATTTGGTGCACAAAGTTTCGAACTGGGTGGATGCTTGGGGACAGATGAATGCTGATCAGATTGCGGAGTTGATTGAACAGCTCAAGCAAAACAAGTTGGAAAATGACAAAATGGATATTGTTTTGGCTCAGATGTATGCGAGCAAATGCAAGAAAAAAGTAGAGGACATTTTGGATATTCTTAAAAAAGGCGAATGGCTGACTGCTGAGGAAGCTCTTGAGTATGGCTTTGTTGATGAAATAATTGAGGAGGGTGAGAAGCTCAATTATTCTGATGCGGTAAGTCGTAAGTTCAACTCTTTGGGGTTGCCTGAACTTCCCATACGACAGATTAAGGATGATTCTTCTTTGCTTCATAAAATTTATAATGGGATTAATAACCTTTTAGAAAAGAAGAATAAGAAGACTCCGGTTGTGACTGAGAATCAAGTTAAAACAATAATTGAAATGAAGAAAGACTTTATGAAAGTTAACTCTATCCTTCAGGTAGAAGGATTGGAGTTTAGTAATGGTAAGGTAGAGCTTACCGAAGATCAGATGAAGGCTATTAATGACCAATTAGATGCCTTGGAATCTGATAACAAACAGCAGAAGGACAAAATTGAGGAGCAAGATACTCAGATTGAGAATCTGAAGAAGGGTTCCGGGGATGATACTACTCACATCAATGGGGATGAAGGTGGTGAAGAAAAAGCAAATGTCTTTAGCGAAGCGAAGACTTTGTACGACAGAGTATAAACATTTTAAAAAATAGTATATGGGTGAATTGAATTTGAGTGCTGACGTTCTTGCAAAATCCGCTATTAAAATTCGCAAGCAGTTACTTGCGATGGTGGTTATAGGTTTGCAGAACACTACACAGCATATGACAGTAAGACCGGGCATCCGGTATAAAGAAGTTGTTGGTGAGTTGAGTGGAGGTATTGAGGTTGGACCTTATTCTGAATCAAGAATTGACCAATCAGGTGTTAAGGCTACACCGCGGGAACTGGAAACATTCTTTGGTTCTGTAGTTAAAGAGTTTTCCCCGAATAGTGTTTATCAGTCTATTTGGGGCTCTTCTATTACGAAGGGTGAGGGGTTGAAGTCTACTGAAGTCACTAATTTGGTGTTGGCTTATTTGATGAAGCAAATGTCTAAGAGCTTTAATAAGTGTGTTTGGAATGCAGTTCGGAATGCAAGTGGATCTAAGACAGTCGATTTGTTTAATGGCTTTGATACGATAGCTCAGACAGAAATCACTGCCGGCAATTTAACTAAGGACTTAAATAACTTATTTTCATTTACAGAAGAGGTAAATGCCACTAATGCAGTGGATATGCTGAAGACTTTTTATCGTACGGCTTCTGATGAACTCCAGGGAGAAAAAACTAAATTGTTTATCCCGAAGTTCATCTACAATGCCTATGTTGATGATTATCAGGCAACGGTAGGTTCTGTTCCTTATAACAAGGAATTTAATAAAACATTCCTGGAGGGTAGTGATGACATGTGCGAGTTGGTTGCTTTATCAAGCAAGAAAGGTTCTAATTTCATTCAACTGAGCACAAAAGAAAATATGTTAGTCGGAGTGGATCAGGAGAGTGACTTGGAAAAAATTACAGTAGAAAAGCATGCTGCTTTCGTTTTGCAATTCATTGCTACTCTTTTCTTTGGCTGTCAGTACGAGTCTATTTCTCCGGAAAGATTGTTGGTTGGTAAATTATTCACTGCATAATCAAGGAAGGGAGTTATTATGAAAAATTGTGATAGCGCTGATTTGTACAACTCATTAGATTGGTGTAAAGGTACAACTGTTCTTCCGGGGATTCGTCCCCGCGTTTTCTTCACCAAGAAATCGAATATTGTAAAGTGGCCATTACTACCGGAAGAAGTTGCTACCGGTAAAACAATGGGTGTTTTGGCTACTTATGTGGGCAACTTTGAGTTGGTCGCCGATAAAAAGTGGCTCGCTTTGGATATATTAACGGCTGAATCTCCGGTAACCTCGGAGTCTCAAGGCGATATGCCGGCGCGTTCTTTCCTTAACAAAGTTACTCTCAAGCATGCCGGAGTAGAGGAAGAAGCCACTGGCTTTGCTCGTCAGGCGAATGCTGATGATTTGGTTTACCTGGTTCAGCAACGTAATGGAAAGTTCCGGGTTGTAGGTAACGAAATGTTTGAGACAGATACGAAGCCAAGCCAGGAACTGGGAGCCAGTCACACAGATAAAGCCGGTACTTCGTTAGCTGTTGAAGTTACTGATATTTGCCCGTCTCCCTTCTATCCGGGAAAGATTGAAACGGAAGACGGGGACATCTCCGGTGCTGATGGCAGTGCATGGGCGGACCCGTCACTGGCTCCATCAGAATAATATTAGTTCAAAATCAGGATGGTGACATGGGAATACTATGTCACCATTCTTTTAAATTCAAAAAATATGGATGAGAAATTGACTCAACAGATACAGGATTATATTAACGCAGAACCGTCCGAACGTGATATTGAAGCCGGTGCATTGCTACTTTTGAAATTGAATCGAAATCGTGTACTCTACAACAATATAATCCGTAAACCACAAAGGTTTGCTGATAAGTTATTATACGAGCTAAAGAAGCATTTGAATATCAGATTGGATCAGAAGACAATTGAGGATGTTGTCCTGATGGAAAAGGCTCTTCTTCCTAAAACAGCCAAATTGATTGCAAAGGCTGTCCCGGTTCCGACAAAAGAAGATCCTAAAGCAACGGTTGCCAAAGGTAAACGTAAAGACCATGATTCTCTTCCTGAAGAGATTCAGCAGTTATGGACTGATTGTGCCGGTATATTCAAAAATATCAAGTTACTCCATGAGAACTTGAAAAAAATGGGAAAATCGGCTCCCTGTGACCGGTACGAATTACTCAAGCAATTGGATGAACAGGATACATTGTATCGCTCTAAGATGGCGGATTATGATAAATTTAAAGTTGGAGCCGAGCTTCCCAGTACTGCGAAGAAAAAAACGGAAGAACAGACTCCGGCAGAGGTTGCTAAGGCGGTAAATGCTGCCCGTACTTATCTTTCAAAGAATAAAGATAAGTTGAAGCAACTGCTTGCTGAAAAGTCGGATAAATACCCTGAACTGCGTGATAAGATGCAGGAACGTTATTCTTTCCTGATTGAGTCTGGGAACCAGGTTGATGACGAACAGAAAAAAGAACTGGCTGCCGGTGGATTGACTGTATGAAGATCATAGATGAAATACTGAAACCGTTATCCACTGCACCCTTGCAGGCGTATGTGGATAACCGTATTCAGCTTTATGATGTTATCGAAAAAATTCTGAAGGAAACGGGGCCTGCGGAGATTTATATTTCTACGTTTTCCACATCTGAAGAATTTCTCCGTCGGATATATAAATTCAGATCGGCCAAACTAATAACCAAGGCAATTATGTTGACTGACTTGAAGGCATCGAAGAAGACCATGAATCTTTATCGCTTTGTGTCGATGGTTTTCGATCAGGTTTATTTAGGTGAAAATCACTCAAAAGTGATTCTTATCCATAATGATCGGTGGTCTGTGAGTGTGTGTACTTCACAGAATCAGACACGTGGGAACCGGGTGGAGAGTGGAATGATCTCTACGGACAATGCCATATTTCAGTCTCTCTTTGTGTCGTTATCGCAAATTATTCAAACGAAAACAATACAGTTAGATGGTTTATTCAAAAGAACAGTTGATTGAAATTGAAAGACTTGCTTCAAAATTGACACCAATAAGTGATATTGCCATACTTATGGGATTAGATACGGGCGTGTTAAAAATGGAAATGAAAGACTCCAGTTCGTTAGTTTCTGAGTACTATCGGCGTGGTAAGGCTACCACTGCCATGAAATTGCGTGAACAGGAGATTGAACTGGCTATGGTCGGCAGTCCTCTTGCCGTTCAGCTTACTTCCTCTTTTCTGACGGATATGTCCATTGATGAAGATTTATAATAATGCCGGTTCCAGCTACAATTGAAGTATGTAAGGAGCATTTGTTCTCTGCCCGGGAAGAAATGACTCAGAATAATGTCCCTGTCGTGATTCAGGAACGCCTGATACGAATTAGGGATATGTATAACTTTTGGCTTAACTTTCCCCGGAAGAAAGATGTAGAGATTGTCAAAGAACTGGAATTGCGATACAAGATACAACGTTCAACTGCTTACGAAGATATTCGGATCATTAAAGCCTTGCTTGGTGATTTGAATAAGAGTACAAAAGACTTTCACCGGTGGAAGTTCTGCGGGATGCTGGATGAAGCCTATGAAATGGCAAAGAAAATGAAGGATGCCCGCGCGATGGTGGCTGCCGCCGATAAATATGGTAAGTACACGCAGTTGGATAAAGAAGATCTGGTTGACCGCGGGTATGATAAGATTCAGGTGCAACCGTTCGAACCAACGGATGATCCTTCAGTAATCGGTATCAAACCGATTCCAAATATCAGGCAGCGTATTCAGGATAAGATAAAGCAGTATTGGAACGATGATATTGAGGATGTCGATTTTGAACCGATAGAGTTTAACGAAGAAGAGATTTTCCATCCTAAAGGGCAATCTGATGAAACAGTTCTTTAATGATCCTCAGCAGGAAGTAATGTACACTGCCTGCAAAGATACGGTTGTTGTTGCCGGGCGTGGTATCGGAAAGGGGCCGATGCACGCTGCCTGGAACCTTCGTAATATGCAGCGGATGGCAGGTAGCATCACCGGCATTGTCGGAGCTAATTGCAAGCGTGTGCTTACCAATACCCTTCCATCTATGCTTATACATTGGGAGAATTGGGGCTTCAAACGTGGTTTGCATTGGGATGTTGGCATTAAACCTCCCAAATCGAGGGGGTGGGGTAAGCCACTGTTTGAGCCGGATAACTGGGAAAACATTCTCAGTTTTTATAATGGTTCCATCGGATATATAATCTCTCAAGACCGGCAGGGAACCTCCAATTCCCACTCTTACGATGCTTTGGATATTGATGAAGCTAAGTTCATCAACTTTGAGCAATTAAAGGATGAGACGTTGCCGGCGAACCGGGGAAATAAACAACACTTTGGCCAACACGCTTTTCATCATGGCATGTTGATCACCTCTGATATGCCGGTTACCAAAAAAGGTAGTTGGTTCCTGGAGTACGAAAAGAAAAGTGATAAGGAATTACTTGAGGTGATTCAGGGAACAATCTTTGAGATATGGAAAAAGAAAAAGGAAATCAATGAAATGATTGCTGCCGGAAAGACGCCTCCGGCTTATCTGCGTTCTTATCTCCGTACGTTATCCCGTGACCTGGCGCGCATGCGCAGTGTTGCTGTGTTCTACAAAGAATATTCTTCTATCTACAATATGCAGGTGCTTGGTGAAGCCTTCATTAACCAAATGAAGCGAGATTTGCCACCATTAACCTTTCAGACGTCTATCCTTTGCAAGCGTATCGGAATTGCTAAGGATGGCTTCTATTCATCCATGCGGCCAAAGCATAAATATGCTGCTTCGGACTTTTCTTATCTCGATAGCCTGGAGTACCACTTTGATAAACTTCAGGATGAATGCAGCCTTCAGGATGCGGATGTGGACCCGAATGCACCGATATGTATCGCGTTCGACTACAATGCCAATATCAACTGGCTGGTGGCTGGTCAGACGAACGGAAGACGGTTGAACGTTATTAAATCTTTCTTTGTCAAGTTTGACCGCAAATTGCCGGAGCTGGTCGATGACTTCTGCAAGTATTATCGCCATCACAAGAACAAAGAAGTTATATTCTACTACGATAGTACAGCCCTGGGCAGTAACTATGCCGTCAATAAGCAGGACTTTAAGTGGGTGATTGAGCACGAATTTCGTTTGCGTGGATGGAATGTGAAAGCGGTTTATATCGGTAAACCTATGGGGCACATGGAAAAGTATCTGCTGATTAACCGGATGTTCTCCGGACAAACCAACCTGGTTCCGTACATTAATGAACAGAACAATGAAGATCTTCTCATTTCCATCCAGTGTGCCGGTGTGTACAATGGTGGAAAGGATAAGAGAGGGGAGAAGCTGGCCGAAACGGAAGAGGACAGGCTGGAGGGCAGAACCGACGGTTCCGATGCCTTTGATACCTTGTGCATCGGTTGCGAGAAATTCCCGCAAATATCTTTAGGTTTTTTTGTTACCTCCTCTTTTTGAGGAATAAAAAAGGCTTCCAACCCGTGGAAGCCTCGGAAATTAAGCTGTATAATTCGTCGTCAAACAATAACTACACAACTGATAAAAATTCACGTCCTATTTTATGAAGTCCCTCTACAATACGTTCACGTTGTTGTCTGCGAGGAACTTTAAGTCCATTGGCATAATGACTAAGTAGCTGTTCATTTATTCCGGTAGCTCGTGAGATAGCTGCAATAGAAGTGTATCTTTCACAATTACGCAATAAAGCCGATGCTTCAAGTACCCACTCAAACTGATAGTCGCCATTAGCTAACCATGCAGGCACGTCATCTCCATCTAACTGCATTCCTTCCACATGGAAAGCAACCGCTTCAGCAACCGCTTTTTTAATACCATCAAATGTTTTATCCGTAGCAACAACTGCTCCCGGAACCTCTTCGCCGACAGATGCACAATAATTTTTATTGCACCATCCAATATTTACTTTTATAGTTACCATACGCTTTGTATTTTATGCAGGGTGGTTATTTCCACCCTGCTTGTTTCCAAATACTGTTTAAAAGAAACTGATTCAAATCCTCGCTTAACTTTCCTCTCACTGTCACCTTTCCGGCTATATCCGGATGCTTGAACTGTCGATGGTCGCCTTTGCAGTAACTTAAGTACCATCCGGCATCTTCAAGCATTTTAATGACCTCTTTTACTTTATAAACTTTCATTTCTGTTATACGTTATTGTTTGACTCTTCAAAGGTATTAATTTTAATACTATTCACCAAACAATTAAACCATAAAAGTATTAATATTAATACCTTTTAACAGAGAGTTAAAAAAACTCTCCCCTCCGTGGTTGATGGAACGGGAAAAGAAAAATACCGCTTTGGGCCCCAGCCCGTTTTCGAGTGCTCGCAGAAAACGGGCTGGGCGGATGCAAAAGAAGCCCACCACAAAGGTGGGCTATCTCTGTCAAGGTTTACTCTGTTATGAGTTGTTGCTCAATTTCGGAAATTCGGATTTGAATTTTACCACGCATAAAGTTTATGAACTCTGTTAAGATAAAGTTGTTGGAAATACTGAAAATATCACTATTATTATAGCCTATTGCATCAGAGAATCGCAGGCGATAAAGTGTAGTTTCAAAGTCCGTTTCTTCGTTCAGTTTCTCTGTAGCCTGTTCCAATTTATCCAATGCGTGCATGAACGCTGTGCGGTTATTGGATAATTGTTTCTTTCGTTCAAGCTCTGCAAGGCACTTTTTAAGTTCTTCCGTCTTTCGGTCTATCTCTTTTTGTAACTCTGTTGCCTCGTCTTTCTTTGGGGCTGCTACTGGGGCTTTTGCGCCTGCTTTCTTCATGGTTTCAACTGCTTTTGTTACTTCTTTTCCTACTGTTTTAATTTCTTTCTTTTCCATTGTGATAAAATTTAAAATGTTAATAATTAATGATTTGTATATTAGGTTTAACCTATTTCTCTAACTTGTGCACCTGGCATTCAGCGAAAAGATGACAGACAGGAAAAAAGTCTTCCTTTGCTTTTTCGTCTTCCTTTCCTTGTTTCTTTAGTTCTTCTATGCGTTCTTTTTCTGCTTTGGATGCTATGGGAGTACCCCAAACAAGGAGAGACTTTTCACCTTTGCGGACGGTGTAGCCGTTTTCTTTCCACTCTTTGAACGTCTTTAGATTCTTGTAGCCTTTGCAGGCATAGTAAAACCGTAAAAGCCCGTTCACTGTGTCGTCTTCGTTGCCCATATATTCGCCTGCATCACGTGCAGCAACTAAACTTCTTGACAACTTTTTTAATTCCTCCCGCTTTTTCAAGCGTTCTTCCAGTGCTTTTTTATCGTCTTTCTTCATGGCTTTATGCTTCGATAATTACATAATCTTCCACCGTCTGAAAATAGTTGTCAGATGTAGAAATGAGTTCCCACTGTTTCCCGTTGGCATCTTTAAAAATGATGTCTAATTCTTTGAGAGTGTCCCACGCTTTGATAATCTGAAACCCTTTAAAATAGGTTGTTAGGACTTGAATTGCTTGTTTGTAGGTAAATGTTTTCATAATTGCATTGACTAAAATTTATCTTGAACTTGGAGTCGTCGGGTGTGAGCCTTTTTAATCTCTTCGTTTCCCGGAACGACTTTTTTTTTAATTTCTCCGTCACCTATCGTGCGCGGTATGTTTCGCCTTTTGATACCACATCTCCTGCGGTACTGAGGATGATAATTCCAGCAAGATTTTTAGAAAACCAACGGCTTGAATACTACCCCTGAGGGTGGAGATTTTTTCTAAAACTTCGTATAATCTTGCTTTATCAGACCCGTGCCCTATATTTGTGGTTCAAAAGGCGTTACTGCCGTCGCAAGGTGATGGAGATAAAAAAAGAGGAGTTCCGGAGATAGAAACGAAGAGTTCTCCAAGCAGGAACTGCTTACCGCTCTGCCCGGTCTGATTAAAGTATTAGGTAAACAAAGGGTTCCTTTAGGTTCTGTTTGCATGATGCTTTATTCAGACTGGGTGTTTTTCTTTGGTTACGGGTTTGGAGCATGTGGAGAACCGGTAACCCTGCGTTGAACGTTATCGAACTAACAGGATGGTGCATCATCCTACCGCTTTACGGCAAAAAAATTGGGCGATGTCTGCTAACTTCTTCTGAGGCACGAAAGAAGATTGAGTTAACTGGCTCGCCCAATTTTTTTGCCGCCGCCACGTTTTTTAAACGGTTCATTATGAGGAGAATGAGCCTAAAAAACATGGCATTTTTCAGCATATTTTTTCATTTGTCCGGTCTTCAAGAAATTAATATGCTGATTCTCTGTTATTTATCCGTTGACTACGCCGCACAAAGTGCGGAACTCGCGAAGCGTACCCCCCACCGCCCTAAACTGAAAAAGTAATTACCTTCCCGCTTTCTTGCGGAATATGTAAGGATGTTTTGATTTTCTTGCTGGGCGGTAATCGGCATCGTGTATAAAAAATCAATTTCCTTTTTTATTTTTCTAATGAAAAGTATTATATATGATAGATATAATGCATTAATCTATAATATATTGTATCTTTGCCAGTGCATTGACATAGAAATTGTTTATCAATAGGTATTAGTACATCAGAGTGCGTTGTGAAACGCACTCTTTTTATATCTTTGTATCCATTAATCTTAAATAATAAATTACTATGTGTGCATATCAACCAAAAGTTTATAAGGTTTTGACTGTATCGTATGTTGACCTTAACAATTACAAGTATTCTCTTGATTTTGTTTATTACCGTAATATAACAAATGATTATCCCCGCCAAGGTTTAGGTCAAGAGGTTAATCTAAATTTAGCAAATAATGGTCAAATAGCTGCTGATGCTTTAGATAATTTGATACTGTCGTGTATCCAAGATATTTTCGGGCTTCCTTTGGTTATAAGTTATCCTTGTGTCTTTCAGGAAGAAGAAAATAATTTTGTGGCTTCCAATATATCTGGAGCTTATAAAGCTGATTTTACGGTTAATTTGTTCCCAAATGTGTTGGATACTCCTTTGCAGTTTAGGAGTTATAATATTAAGTGTGTATCACTTATTCCTCTTGATGTTTTGCAAGTTCCCCGTCATAAGGATGTTCCAATGACATTTGCTACTATGGAGGAAGCAAATGCTTTCTTTGCTCTACATATAGGTTAAATTAAAATATAAATATATGAAAAAGATTTTATTAGGTTTTATGTGCTTTTTTGCCTTATTCTCATGTCAGAACAATGGTAGTGAAAAAGCTATATTGAGTCTGCAAAGGGAAAATGCTTTGTTGAATGATTCATTAAAGAAGATGAGTGAAGAATTAGAAGCCTACAGGAATACTCCAGATAAGTTGTGTTCAAATCTAAATGCCCTATTTGAGAAAGGGAGTTTAGACCAATTGGAGGAGATAAAGTCTAAGTTAGTGAAATATCACCCGGAATCTAAAGAGCTTAAGGAGGTAGAGAGTTTATGCGCCAAAATAGTTGAAAGCCGAAAAAAGAAAATAGAGGAGGAGCATAAGAAGAGAATGCAAGCTGTAACTAAATTGAGAAAAAAGTTTGATGATGTCTCTGGTACTACATGGTATTATAATCCTTATTTTACCCACTATACTAACACTAATTTGACTTCTATTTACATAGGTCAGAGAGAAGGTCGAGTTTGGTTAAGGTTGGTCATGTCTTATTATGGAGATGATTGGATATTCTTTGATGATGCCTATTTGTCTTATGATGGAAATACGAAATATATATATTTTGATAAATATGATGATAAAAAAACAGAGAATGACAGTAGTGTTTGGGAATGGATTGATGTTTCTGTAGATGGGGATATTCTTTCATTTTTAAAACAGATGGTTAATGGAAAGAGTGTAAAAATGAGATTATCAGGTAAATACACTAAAACTCGTAATCTGACAACTAAAGAAATCAATGGTATTAAGGATGTACTGTTAGGATATGATGTATTACTTAATGGAAAGTAATTACTTTATAGAATTATGAACACTTGGCAAATTATTCTATAATTTGTTTGGCACTTCCAAATATTCTTCCAATATTTGCAGTGCCAAATCAAACGATAGTGAAAATCTATCCCGTAGCGTCCGGTTGACGCTCAATACGAAATTGGGCTTTTTTTATGTCCATCAGTCTGCATAGCAGATTCATATACGAAATAGTAGAAGTTTATTTATTAAACGCATACGGCTGTCTTTTCCATTTCTTGGACCTTCGGGAACACGAATCGTTTGGTTTGGCGACTTTAACGGGAAAATGGCAGCCGTTCTTGTATTTGAAAACTTGCCATTTAAGCCAAACCAAATGATTCGTGTATGAAAACCAATTTCCCCGCTTTGCCTGCATCAATGGCAAAGCAGAGCACATTTAAAATGTGGCTCCATCGAGAAAATGTTCTTTTCTCTTATCTTCGGGAAGAACCGGTTAGCAACGCTAACGTTCTTCGTGTCTCTCATGCCATGGTGGCATTCCTCTTTCTTATTTCCTGTTCAACTGCTGCTCCTGAAACAGCATTGACCTGTCTTGCCTGGTTCATTATCACACTTTATCTTTGCAAGAAAGGAGGATTGAAATGATGTTCTTTGTACGTTCATTGTCAACTTATGCAGCTAAGAACCGGGCGTGGTTCAAGTTACTTGACTGGATAAAGCAATTTGAATACATGCTTATTCAGGATGAAATTTCTTTGGATGCTTTGAAGTTTACTATTGAGGAAAGAATCAATCAGATCAACTCCGAACATCGGAAACTGAAACAGATAGTCTTTGATTATTATGTAAGTGACGGGACCATCCAGATTTCTGCCAGGGTGATGACTGCTTCCGGTACTCCTGATCAGGTCTTTATTATGAGTATTTGCCGAGTAAAAGGAATCTTCCAATTCTCGGAAAAAAATACTCCGAAACTTGATATGAAGAAAGGAGGTCAACAATGAGTCGTCGTTCAAGTACAGTCGTAATTTCCAGAGAGGTCTTTAACGTTCTTGCTGCGTTCTCTCAAAAAGTGAAGGTGCAAGCTAAGATACAGCAACATAGAATTGAAGTTCCTCCTTTCTCCGTATATAAAGGTGGTAAATTAATCAGGATAGGAGGTTGCTATGAGTGAACTTAATGATACTTCCCGTAAAATCTTAATTGATTACCTGGAGGGATTCCTTCCGGCAGATACGCATGACGGTAATTCTTTTCTAAAGAGCAGTAGGGAGATTCAGGAAGACCTGGAGGATATGTGTGATATTCCGGTTCAGGACATCTCAACGGAAATGCTGGCATGTGGATATAAGATTGTAGTCGATGACGAACAGAAGCCTAAATGGCTGATGAGTCGTAAGTCTTGATAGTCAGCCGGGCACTTGCTCGGCTGTCTTTTTACGTGCTTACCCTTACACCTATTTTCGCTAAAAATTAAAATCTATGATTACAGTTATATCAGACATCCCGGCGTATGCCTTCCTGTCTGCGCTTTCCGAATTAGTTTTTTCGACTGATAGAGAGAGTGCGGTCGTTATCTTCAGCCAGGGAGGAGATGACATCTTTAATGAACGATTGTACCCTGACAGTAGCGGAACAATTAGAGTCCGTGAACTTGATCAGCTTCTCGAACCTTACCTCACTGCCAATTTAATCGATTCTTTTTCCTATTCTATCAATGACGGTTATAGTACCAGGGAATCCCAGTTTAAAGTGCAATATTGTACGGTTGAAGTACCTTATTCAGCGAGCACATTTACGGATGAGTATTATCTGTCGCCGTTGATGGGGGAGAAGATCACAGCTATGGGGCGTAAAGAGTTCCTTCACTTGGTGTGTGCTGCTTCCTGTAAAGTAACGGTAGAATGCTGCTACCTGATGAATGTAACCACTACGGTCGAAACAAACGAGCTGAAAACTATTACGGAACTTAATAAAGTAGTTACGTTGGACGTGTCGCCTTCCAATTTTGAGAAAGAGCATTGGAAACTACTCTCTTATTGTGTTAAAACCGGGAATCGAAAACAAATGTTTGTCGTCGATCACCGGAGTACTGAAGCTGCTCCCTGTCTGCTGTTCACGAACTCTTTCGGTTGCCAGGAAACAATCTATTGCACCGGTACACACCAAGCTGCTCCGGATTATACGAGAAATACTGCCCTGGTTGATGGAAAGTTCAAGAATTACAAGATTGATGAGAACCGTGTATTTAAAGCATCCACCGGCATCCTGAACACGCACATGGCGAATTGGGCGGATGATTTGTTTCGTTCGAAAGAGGTGTACTTAATGGAAAATTCCGCTCCGGGAAAGGAAATAACCATCACAGACAGCAAATCTGAACGGTCTAATAATCCGGATGCACTGCCGAACTTCTCTTTTGAATACCGGTATGCCCAGAGGAACCATAATATTCTTCAGTTTGGCGCCGGGCGCGTCTTCGATAACACTTTTGACCAAACATTCGGGTGATATGATGAAAGCGATACACATTAACGATGCCCGCAAAATCTTGGATAGCGGGCAACCTTGCAACCTGGTTGTGTGGAAACTGAGTACCGGCGACATCCTTAATTACGAGGGTGTCCAGTGTGTAGGTTCATATTTTCGGGGCGGTATTCATCGAATACTGCTTCCGAAGAGCCGCGAACTCCGTGAGTTCCGCGACGTAACTCTTTGGAAAATTAATGGAATGGAGGTTTATTTATGACAAAGACAGATAGAATTTATATGCCGGGTGAAATATTTAGCCTTCCCGGTTCTGAAGTACAAGCTGCCATGGAGACTATAACAGACTCGGCTGATGTTTTTGATGATGACGGTACGATTACGCCGGTAGCCCTTCCCGGCAAGCTGAGTCATTACAGTTACATCCCTTTCGGGGATGACAATAAGTTGCCTTTTGAGGTTATAAAGATGATTGGAGGTGACGAAGTAATGAGCCAAAACAAGCTATTCAACGTTTTGACCTGTTATGGTTCAGGAGTCCGCTATGTGGATGAAACGACCGAAAAGCCGACAAAAGACAAAGAGATTAAGCGGTGGATGCTGCAAAACTCATTGCCGTCTTTCTTCCTGGAACAGAGTACGGATATGAAGTATTTCTTTTTTTGTGTTTCTGTGATAATCCTCAGTAATGATGCTTCAAAAATAGTCAAGATACGTCATAAAGAAGCCTGCTATTGTCGCTTTGAGAAAGCTGATAAACGCGGGAAGATTAACCACGTTTTTTGTGCAAATTGGCGCAATGCTCCGAAAGATGATGAAATAGAGGTTATCCAACTGCTTGATGATAAAGATCCTTTGGGTGAACTTGAAGCCCTGATGGGACGTGCTCCCGGTCCGGATGGTAAAACGAGAGTACGTACAACACTTCGTAAGTTTGCGATAATGTGCCGTTTTCCCACTCCGGGATTTGCTTATTATCCGGTTCCTTACTACACGGCTATCTTTCGGGGTGATTGGTTCGATATAAAGAAACTGATTGGCCGGGGCAAGAAAGCGAAGCTGAAAAACCATGCTTCTGTGAAATACCAGGTTGAAGTTCATGCCGATTATTGGGAGAATATCTGTCGGGATGAAGGTATTATCAAAGATTCGGAGAAGGTTGAACGTGTGAAGAAGGAAAAGGAAAATATTAAGAACTTCGTGGCCGGCATAGAGAATAGCGGTAAGGTTTGGATTACCGGCTATTATATTGATCCCAATGGTAAAGAGAACAGGATGGTGAGGGTTAACCTAATCGATACGGGAAAAGAAGGAGGCGACTGGTCGGAAGATATTCAGGAGGCTTCCAATATCACCTGCTACGGGGATAACATTCATCCGAACCTGGTCGGAGCTACTCCGGGCAAATCACAGTCCAACAATTCCGGTTCCGATAAGCGTGAACTCTTCACTCTTAAGCAATCTCTTGAGATTGCCTTCCATGACATCATGGCATCACCTCACTGGGTGGTGATTTATTATAATGGATGGGAAGATAAGGTTTATCCTGATGTACCAATGATTAAGTTAACCACACTGGATGAGAATACAGATGCTAAAACAGTATCGTCAAAAACTAAGGAGGAAAAAAATGATAAGGATTGATCAACAAACATTCGAGCAGATTATAACCACTGCCATCCGTTCATCTGCTGACGTGTTCGAGTCGATGAGTGTGTATCTTAATACGGCCGAACTGAAAATTAAGAATGAATTTTTAGGGAGCCGACTTTGCGAGAGTTTCGATAACTTACCGGCAACGGTTCAGACCGAAGCCCGGAAAGCAATTTGCCTGGAGGCGTTTTATATTGCAATCCCGTTTCTGGATTTAGTCCTGACACCGACTGGCTTCGGAGTTGTCAGCAATACGAATGTCGCTCCTGCCTCCAAAGAGCGTGTTGCCGCTTTGTCGGCAATGGTGAAGAATTGCCGGGACAATGCGCTGGATAACCTGCTTGTTGCTTTACATACGGAGGTTGAAGAATGGAAGTCCGTGCCGGTGGCCCGGTTTCAAATCGCTTCTTTGTATTGGACGGCAGAACACTTGAGAACGTATGCCGGTATGCCTGATGCGGTTCGGACAGATTTGCTTAAACTCCGGCCTCGTATTGCCGAAGCGGAAGAATCCTTCCGGACGGCGATTTCTTCCGTTTATTTTGAGGCCCTCTTGACCGCCATCCGAAACAACACCCTTTCGGATGACGATGCTTTAATTGTCCTCCGGCTTCGTGAAGCCCTGGGCGTTTATCTGTCCGATTCACCGGTTGTCTTCAGGAAGAAAGTGGATAGGGTGGTAGAAACGTTGGAGAATGATGCGGATAAGTATGCCCTTTACAAAGATAGTGAAGCATATAAGGTTAGACACTTAGAACGTTATAAAAATGAAAAGGACGATACAACCTACTTTTTTGGATAACATTTTATCCTTCTCCATGCCGGATAGTTGGGACAAACTTTCTCAAAAGCAACTTCGCTATGTGTTGTTTGCATTGAGAACCTTTGATGATATTAGTGCGAAGACTTATCTTTTTGTTCGGCTCCTGGGCATCCGGGTATTAAAGAAAACGAAAGCCGGATGGCTTTGCCGGGTTCGGCTGTCACTCTTCCGTAGACAGAAATTTTTCCTTCAGGAATGGCAGGTACAATATTACTTGCAAAAGCTTGACTTTATCAATGAGCCCGGATATGTGCCGGTACGTTTTGAACGGATCGGAACGTATCGGGCCGTCGATAGCCAATTACATCATGTGAAATTCAGCGAGTTTATCCGGCTGGAAAACTACTATCAAGGTTTCCTTGCCTGTAAAGATGAGCGGCTGTTGCTTAGTATGGCCAGATTGCTTTACCGGACGAAGCAAGGTCAACATGCGGATTCATTGCGTCTGGATGAAGTACAAGCACTTTCCGTTATGACCTGGTTTAGTGCTGTAAAGAATCTTTTTTCCGTGAAGTTCCCTTCATTTTTTCAAAGGGTGGGAGAGGATTCGGGAGATGAACAAGCTCCGGATATGGAGGCGGTGATGAATGCCGAAATCAGAGCCCTGACGGGCGGAGATATTACCAAGGAGAGAGAAGTTTTAGAAATGGATTGCTGGCGGGCCTTGACGGAACTAAACGAAAAAGCGCGTGAAGCACAAGAATTTAACCAGAAGTATGGACACTAAAAATTTGTTTGATTCGTATGCCTATTTTGGCGCATTGTGCCGGCAGAACCGTCTGGCGCAGGTGCATGGATTTCAACTTTGCCGTTGTTCCGGATTGAATGGCCTTCAGGAAGCCATTGATAAATTCCGGATGGCATCCGCTTTTTTTTGTATCGACGATACAACGGACGGTACAACCTTTGAGCGCAACGGCGGTTACTTCCAACGGAGAGTGTTTACGGTCTTCCTATTGAAAAACTATCAGTTTGACAATATGCAAGACCGTATGGACTCATTGATGGTCTGCCGGAGACTGTTTGCACAATTATATAGCCGGATGTTGGTTGATTCGGATCGGTTATATAATGAATTAATCTACCTGAATACGAACCGTGTGCACTTTCGGGAAATAGAGAATTATTTCCTGAACGGTTGTACCGGCTTGTATTTTATGATCGATGTGGACGAACCTGTAAACCTTGCTTATGATGAAGCGGAGTGGGCGTAATGAGAACCGTCCCAAGGCGACGGCAGAAGACCGACGGAAATATGAAGAAGCCTGGTCTAAAATGATGATTGACATCTGGAGAGAAAAGATTGACCGTTTGCGGGTGGTCGATACCCGGACGCTCCGGCAGCAGATGACGGAGCGTGTGACTGAAGGCGGGTCCGCCATGACGACGATTCAACATCGTTTTATGATGTATGGCATTTATCAGGATTGTGGTGTAGGGCGTGGCTATGAGCATGGAAACGGAGGTTATCTTGAGATATTGGATGATAATTATCGTATTGATCACGGGCTTGGTGAAACTCGTAAGCCACGTGAGTGGTTTAGCCGGGCCTACTTTGCTTCCGTAATGGTTCTGAAAGAACAGGAAGCCTATATGTACGGTGAGGAGTTCTGCGGTTTAATTGCCGACGCCATTGAAGGCAGCTTCCATCGGCGAAGTACTTCCATGCGTAGCAATCTTTGGGGGCATCACGGACGAACGGTTTAGCTGTCTTTTTGTCTCCTGTTGCGGCTCTCTATTTTTGAACAAAAAATAGAAGAATGTCGGAAACAAAGGAATTATTAAAAAAATTAGCCATTCAAATAAGGGATGAACGCAAGATCGGGGCCAACACCGCGCAACGTGTCGGCTCTTTCTTGTTGTCACTGGTAGAGTCCGGGGCAGATATTGAAGAATTGGCCATGTACTTCCTGCGAAAAGATCAGCCGGATGAGACACGCTTCCTGATAAACTTTTTGGCTGGTGCAACCTTTGGCAATTTCAATGAGGGTTCACTGGGGACAGGGGCATGTGTGAAGATAGATTCGGCAACGGGAAAGTCTTATATCGAGGTGGATGAACTGTTCGTCCGGATGAAAGCCTATTTCCAGGAGCTTGTTATTGAGGAGCTGTCTCATGTCGGAGGAAATGTTATCCTATCGCCGGCAAGAATGCAATGTATCAAAGTCGAAGAGCTACCAGATTTTTATAGGTGCTTTTTCCTGGCTACAGACGGGGAAAAAACAATTGAAAATGAGTTTGCAGTCGATGATCAAGCTACTATTCGAGAATTTAATGTGAAACCGGGTGTTTATCAGAATGTTTCCAACCGGTATTATTGGCGTCTGGTAGTTGGTATAGGTGATGATTATATTGATTTGAGTAAAGTCGATTGTGATGCCGGCAGTGATGTACCATTGGTGGGCGATGATATTTGCCAGTTAGGTAATCGGTCAGATAAGAGCCGCCAAAACGCCATTATCCTTTCTTCTTTCGGTTCAGGCTCTCCGTGCATTCAGCACTATAAGGGTATTAATTCTTTTAGCCTGGTAGGCAAAAAGGTTACAGAGATAGGTGAAGACAGTGCTTTCACAGGCAAAGTAACGATTGGTAAAGGTTCTACCGGCTTTGAAAATCTGGAAGATAAACCGGATATTGCTGCCATCAATAAAGCTATCCTGGACACATTAGGTATAGCAACAGAGGCTATACAGGTAGCTAATGAAATACAGGAAACTGTGAATGAATTGGATGATGTGTTGGATGGAACTTTTGCCGACGGTATTATAGAAAAGTCAGAGGCAAAAGCCATTGAAAAATACATCAATACCATAAACAATACAAAGTCAGCGGTTGAAGCCACATACAATAAACTATACCTGAATGCTTATTTAGAGGGTACTCCTAAAACGGCTTTGCTTAATGCAAAAGTATCTTTATTTGGTTCTATCAGTGCTTTGATTAGTGGAATTAACTCCGCCATTGCTGATGGTAAAGTCACTACTGTTGAAAAAAACAATGTCGATAGCAAGTTCTCTCTTTTTAATTCTGCGTATGCCGATTTTAATACAGCTGTCGAAAGTGCTAATAAATCCATTCAGGATAAACTAAAAAGTTATGCGGATAAAGCTCAACAGTCGGCAGATAAAGTCCAGACGAGTGTGAATAACATTCCCCTGGTCGTAAAGAATAGTATCGCCCAGAATTTAGGTTATATCAGCTTTGCTGCATTGGAAGCGGCTGCCAGTAAGGGTACTACGATTATAAAGGGTGGGAAGATAAATACTGAGTTGATAGAAGCTACTGCAATTATTACAGCTCAGGTTATTGCTGATGCCATCCGAACTAATACTCTGAATGTCAACAATAAATTTATAGTTGAAAAAGATGGTACATTCAAAGGCGTGGGTGGTGAAATGAAAGATATGCTTTTAACCGGTGCTTTCCGGACACCATTTAAAAGCGGCAGATTCCGTTGGGATAGTAACGGAGGACCTATATATGTTGAAACAGAGGGACTTCAGAATAATAACAATGTTATCATTCCTAATAGTGACACTCATTATGCAATCCTGCATTGTGACTTACCGGCTTCGATGGACTATGACGGATTCAATGCTACCATTATCAATGACAATTATAATGGAGTCAGGACACACGGGAGTATATCTCTTAATGTTCCTCCGGGATATGCCATTTATGATGATGGTGTGAAGAAGGATTCCATAACTGTGCCTGTGCGTGCAGGTGTAGATATACAAGGCTTTTCAGATGGTACAGCGTTCAGGGGATGGATTGTTAAAAATCGCTTCAAATCATCCGAAAGCGATGAACCGGAATATGGTGCTGTAGTCGGTCTTGCATCCCCTGAAGCGGGGGGGCAGGTTATTGGTGACGGCGATAAGATTATAGGCACTACCGGAACATTGACAGCGATAGCCAATAAAGGGTATGAATTTTCTCATTGGCATGATGATCTTAAAACACCATCCCGGCAGGTAACATGGACGAGTGTGATGCAAACATTCAGAGCCTATTTTGTCATTGCCGAAACATACTATACAATTACAGTGAAGGCTTCACCTATTAACGGTGGAGTGGTTACCGGAGGCGGGCGTAAGTTATCTGATACTACCGGTTTTATAAAGGCTGTACCGAATGACGGATATGCCTTTACTCATTGGAATGATGGAAATACGGAAACTGACAGGCTTGTTACCTGGGATGCTGATAAAACCTATACTGCCTATTTTGCCGTACATACACCTACAGGTGAATTATTGACCAATAACACATTGAAAGATACTACCGGTGTGGCTTCTTTATTGGTAGATATGGTAGGCGAGAATAGTATAGTGGCGTTTAATGGAGTACTGATTTGGGGCATTAATAATTATGTATCAGGAACTACGCGTGCCATTACTTTCAATAAGGGATATTTAGCCGGCAAATTGGCCGCCGGTAGGAAATATCGTTTTAGCGTGGACGTATCAACCGTTTTAGCGAATGTAGGAAAGCATATTATGATTGTAGTCGGAACAATAGCAGATCCGATGGTGGGCAGTCTTGACGAAACGGTTAATCATATAGGAATCGGAGATACGATAGTGGGCCATGAACTGACAGAGAACTACGTAACATTATCATTAGAGTTTACCGCATCTCGTACTTCTCTGGCAACTGACTGCATCGGGTTTATATCAGATTCAGTTAGCGGAGTAATACACATAAAAAATCCATCCTTAAAAGAAATATGATATGAAAATACTAAGAGGAAATGATGTACAGATAGAATGGACTATTTCCCGTTACGTAGATGGTTCAGAGATAAAAGAAGACTTTTCACGCGCTGAGTTGGAAGTCTATTTAACCAATGCCTACAACAAAGAGCCGGCTCTATTCTCCGTCGATGGGAATGTGATTACAATATCAATTCCCGGTAACACTCAGCAATCCGGATGGCTATCCATTGAAGCGGCCTGGAGCAAAAACGGACGTAAGAATTGGAGTCGGGCCGTAGAAAACAAAGTAGTCTTTTTTACAGAGAATCAGGATGTACCGGGTAATCAGGAGTGCAAGGAAAATCTGAGAATCGCGGTTATACCGGTTCGCAGTCAGTTAGCCGGCGGTATTGGGTATGATGGAATAACACCGCATATCGGTGAGAATGGCCATTGGTTTATTGGAGAAACTGATACCGAAGTTATGGCTGATATGGGCAGCCGGATTAATGTGGTATCGGAGTTGCCGGCAACCGGCGTCCCGGGCGAATTTTATGCTGTCTTTGAATAAGGGAGGGGCCTTATGATATATGATCATCAACTCAGAAGTTTGATTTCACTTGCCTATTTCGATGGGAGAATGAAGTTGATAAAGAACATCTACCGGTATTTTAAGGACGGTTCTTTCAAGATGGTGTGGACGCGTGTTCAGGGAGACTATGTATTGATAACTCCGGACGCTTTACGCTGGCTTAACTCGGAAGTCGGCAAGGAGTATCAGATGAAGATACAGACAAATAAGAAATGGGAGTTTATTGAATTTGAAGAATTACTTTAATATAAAACAATTATGGGATCAACATTGAAATTAGGAAAGTTTGAGGTAGCGCAACAGTCCGGAACGGCTGGAGTACAAATTATTGGTGTGAAGTATGTGGAGCAGCATACGGGGCGTGGAAAGTACATGAAACAATTACGTGCCAATGCCGGTACAGCCAATGCAGTAGCCACGTATGAAATTGAAGGAAAGCCTTCGTTCCTGACACTTGACACAGATATGTCAGAAATAGCCTACAACGTGGTGCAAGCCACTATTAACGGCGTCAGTAACGCAGAAAAGTTCCGTGTCAGTACGGCAGAAGGTAAAACAATCACGTTGAAAGCCAACACCGGCTATACGGTTAATGCGAATGAAGGTGTCTTTTCTGAGGGCTTTGGTGTTCAGAACCAAGCGGCGGTTGCTATTTTAGTCGAATTTGCCGTTAATGCTACGGCGGCTACTATTGAATATCCGGTTACGGTAGAGATATGGAACGGGAGCGCATGGACGGTAGCCGGTACATTTACGATCAAACAATCTTCTTCTGATGCAGAAGTGAAATTCACTATCACCCCGGAAACATTATCCAATTTTAGTAAGGAGGGAGAAACTAAAGCCATTACCGTTGAATCTAATATCGGGTACAATATTACGAAACAGGGTGGTTCAGATACTTCCTGGATAAGCCTTGATAAATCAACATGTAATGCCGGAAGTACCGAAATCAATATAACTGCGATAGCTCAGGCGGTAGGCAGTTCAGAACGTAATCTTAGTCTGGTATTCAAAAATCAGGTGAGTAATTCCGTGATTGGTACATTGACTGTCAAACAAGCCGCCGGTGACGCTTATGCTGTTGCATGGGAGCATGATACCATCACATTTGAAAACAGCGAATTGAATGCCATTAAAAATAACAACTTGACAGCAAATGCTGAGTGGTATCTTGAGGAAGTCGTATGATAATAGATTGGTTGAAAGTAGAACCGCAGCACGGACCGGCAGGAGTCACAGGCGTTCACGTCAGCGTCCTGTCTGTCAATGAGGGGTTGGACCGTGAGCAAATCATTCAGGCGACTTGCGGAAGGGAATCAGTTCCTCTGAGGATAAAGCAGGCTGGTAAACGGGAAGTATTCCGGGCCGCTGATGGAGAATTTGTTTTGGCAGATGGTGGAACCTTTAATGTACTGAAGAAAAATGAATAGTAAATACAACGGCAGTGAAGTCGAGCAGTTGTTAGACAAAATTAGAACTCTGAGCAAAGAGGACTTAGAGCATTTGCTAACAGGTAATGTAACCACTCATGCGCATGATACTGAAATAGTAGAACCTGAATGTGATATATTGAGTGTTGCAACTCTTGAAGAAGATATGCAGAATTTGGTCGGAGACGGTACTACCTTTCCATTGTCAGGGGAAGGGACTGAAGCTAATCCCTTCATAATAGATTCCGCACTGAAATGGGTATTGTTTCATTTACAATTGGTTTTAAGTATGTCTTCAATTGAAACGAAGGGATACTTTAGATTAACGGTGAATTGTGATTTGGGTGGGTTGGAAATTCCGATAAGCTTATCTACCGGTACTCCTAAAATTCAATATTCTTTGGATGGAGGAAATCATTTTATCCGCAATTTTACTTTATCCGGTGAAAACACGAACGTAGTTCCATTTCCCATATTGGGACAACATCTTTCAAACAGCGGATCGAGTCTTACTGTGCCTTATGAGATAGTAGATGCGGAAGTAAGGAATATCGGTTTTAAAGATGCCATTTATAAATTGGTATGTGATGGAAGGTTAGGCTCTACAGATGCGGCTATTGCCGGTATTGGTGGAATTCTGATTAATACAACGGGTTCTGCACCGGTAAGAAGTGCTATTCAAAATTGCTATGTAGACAATGTTCAACTAACAGTTACCAATTCATATAGATACGCCGGTTCAAAGTGTCAGATACTTATATCTCCATTTTGCGGGGCGAATTTAATGTCAAACATAAAAGATTGCTATGCAAAAGAGATTAAAGTAAACGTTGATAATGTAGATTCAGCTCCTATTGGCTATTTACCTTTTGGCTCTGTAATATGGACGTCAGACTACTATTATTTTGAGAATTTGTATAGTGAGGCAACGTTAAAATCGAATCAAGGCTTAACTCAGGAAACTTTCTCCACAGATGAAAAAGTGATTTTTAATAATTGTTTCTACAGCTCCAACTATACATCATCTTCAATTCCTATTGGAGTAGAAGCTGTTAGTCTTGTTTCGTTGAAAACGTTAGCTATGGCAACACAATTAGGGGAGCAATTTGCATGGGACAGAGCTAAAAATGATAGTTATCCTTATTTGGTTGGGCAACCGGTAGTCGAAGTTCTCTTTGACGGTTATATCAGGGGAAATGACCTACAAATTGCATTAGAAAAGTTGGCAGCCAGTATCGGCAGTGGTAGTGGTAATTCTTCAATACTGGAAATACCTTTTGAATTTGCAGAGCTATCAGAGAGTTCTTCGAGCGAAGAAATATTAGCGGTAGTGGGAGGAGTAGATAAATTTTATCAACTGGTACAGGCGGCACAGAATGCGAGGTGTTGCTTCTTTTATAAAAAAATGGAAATACCCGGCGAGGGAATCATGTCTGTATCCGTGTCTTTGGATGTTGTGGTAGGAATAATGAATGAAAATAGTTTTATAATGTCGCTTACTTATTTTCCAAGTGATATGGCTAATGATTCATTAAAAGAAATGATTGGTATTACAGTAATGAACGGAGTGGCTTCGGTGCAGAAAGTTGTGGTAAAGCTGCCTAAAACTACGGTGTGATAATATAAAAGGAGAATGGATAAATTATTTTCAATAGATCAGATTAGAGTGCTGTGTGTATCTACATTCAGCCCGATATTAGCTTTCCTAACGCCAACGGAAGATTTTCTGTTAGCTTTAGCTGTGGCGTTTGGATTTAATATTTGGTGCGGAATGCGGGCAGATGGCGTATCTATAAGTAGATGCAAGAATTTTTCATTCAGTAAGTTCAAGAACGCCATATTTGAATTGATTTTGTATTTGGTAATTATTGAAATGATCTTTGCTTTCATGTCAGTAATGGGAGATAGAGATAATTCACTGATCGTTATTAAAACAATTACTTATGTGTTTGGCTATGTATATATTCAGAATGCTTTCAAAAATCTGACGATTGCTTATCCTAAGAATGTATCAATAAGAATAATCTATCACATTATCCGTTTTGAGTTTAAACGTGCGATGCCTTCGCATGTTCAGGAAGTAATTAATCGGATTGAAAATGAAATTGATAAGGAGGACAAAAATGAAAGTAATTGATGCAATCATCATTCATTGCACGGCTACACGCGCCGGGCAGGATTTACGGGCTAAGGACATTGATCGCATGCACCGAACACGCGGTTTTAATCAGATCGGTTACAATTTCGTAATTGACCTGGACGGAACCGTTGAGAACGGCCGGCCGCTTTCCATCGACGGGGCACACTGCAACACGAAGGGATTCAGTGGGCAGTCTTATAACAAACACAGTATCGGTATCTGCTATGTTGGCGGGCTGGATGCCAACGGAAAGCCGGCTGATACTCGCACCGAAGCGCAGCGGGCTGCTCTCCGGCAACTGGTAGCGAAGTTATGCAAGGAATATCCGGTTGTGGAGTTGCTCGGTCATCGGGACACATCGCCGGACTTGGACGGTAGCGGGGAAGTGGAGCCGCGTGAATATATCAAAGCATGTCCCTGTTTCGACGTGCGTTCAGAGTTCAGCAATTTTATGCGTAATGTGGTAATTAAACCGGGGAAAAGATGACGAAGTATTTAATTGTGGCCATCATCATTTTAATGTTAGGGACCTGTTTTCTCTTCAGGGAAAACAAGTCCCTACGGAGTGAGTGCGACCGGCAATCCGGCAACGTGGAAACGTTGATGAGAACGGTCAGGAAATATAAGTATGCCGATAGCTTGAACGGAGTATCCCTGTCGGCTTTGAACCTTACCATTGACGAACTGAAAGGGTATCGGGAAGATGATGCCAGGTTGATTAAAGAGCTGGGCATTAAAAACAAGAACCTGGAAGCAATTATAAAGGCCGGAGTACATACGTCAGATACCATAACAAAAGAATACTGGCATCCTGCCCCGGACAATCCGGATTGTCTGGAGTATTCGGATAAGTGGGCTAAAGTAACGGCCTGTTTCAAAGATTCGACTGTGATGTATGCGGTTCGGGACAGTATAGCTACGATAGTCCATCAGATTCCAAAGCGTCGGTTTTTGTGGTGGAGCTGGGGAACGAAAGGGTATCAGGTCGAGCTGATTAACTTCAATCCCCGGTCGGAAATTGATTATAGTGAGTTCATTCAAATTGCAAAGTGATGGGAGATATTCAGGAAAGAGCAACCGTCGAGGTTGAAGTAAATGGGGAGAATGCCAAAAATGAAATGCAGTCTCTGGAAAAGTATGCGATTTCTTTAAAAGATCGTATAGCTGAAGCATACAATGCCGGTGACACCAAGAAGATGAAACAGTTGGAGAAGGAATTGCAAAAGACCAATTCTCAGCTCCGGACGATGAGAACGAATGCCGTTAACATCGACGAGGTGATGAAAAATCTTAGTACGGCCGGGCCAAAAGAATTGCAAAAAACACTCAATGCCATCAATAAAGAGTTAGCGTCCGGACGTATTAAACGCGGCTCGAAAGAATGGGGAGAGTACCAGGAAAAGCTAAAGCAGGTAAAAGCTGAGTTGGCCAAGATAAAAGCGGAAGGTGTTGAAGCGGAAGGATTCCTGTCCCGGATGAACAATAAATTATCCAAATGGGGCGGAATGCTGGCAAGTGCAGCAGCAGCACTTACCGGTGTTTCCCTGGCATTTGCCAAAATGCGGAAAGATGCGGATGATAAAGAGGAAAATGCTGATAATTTGAAAGCATTAACAGGGCTGGATGATCAGTCTGTTGCTTGGTTAACTAAACAAGCGGAAACTCTTTCAACGACAATGGAAAAGAACGGATTGCGAGTGAAGCAATCAAGTAAAGATATATTGGATGCTTATATGAAAGTCGGTTCGGAAAAACCGGAACTTCTTTCAAATAAAGAAGCATTAAATGCTACTACAATTGAAGCCATGCGTTTGGCGGCTGCCGCTAAAACCGATTTGGACCCTGCCGTTCAAGCGTTGACATTATCACTAAACCAATATAATAAAGGGGCGGAGTATGCAGTTGAATTTACAAATATTTTGGCTGCTGGTTCTCAAGCTGGTTCCGCTAATGTAATGAATCAAGCAGCAGCCTTAAAAAACTGTGGTGTAGCTGCTTATAGTGCTAATATACCTATGCAGGAAACGGCTGGTACTATTCAAACATTGGCAAAATTTGGGATAAAAGATGAAATGGCCGGTACTGGATTAAAAAAGTTTTTCCTTACTCTTCAAACAGGTTCTGATGATACTAATCCTAAAATAGTGGGACTTGAAAAGGCTCTGGAAAACCTGAATAAAAAACAACTTTCAGCAGCCCAAATAAAGAAGCAGTTTGGTGAAGAGGGTTATAATGTTGCGAGTATTTTGATTCGGGAAACGGAATTAGTGAAATATTTCACTAAAGCCGTTACAGGAACTAATGTTGCAGTTGAACAAGCTACTATTAATTCGGATAATCGTGCAGCGAAAAGAGCACAAATGATAAATCAACTTCGCGAAGCTGGAATTGAATTGATGAACAGATTAAATCCTTCAATCAATATTTTAGGTTCCTACTTTACTAATATTGTAAAAGTAATGCCTACGATTATTGATTTCCTGCAGAAATATGGAAGAGTGATTGTCTATGCTATCACTGTTGTACTGACCTATATAGCGGCAGAAAAACTTCAGCATTTTTGGATTACAAAGGTAAAGACGGCTACCGGTGAATATATTGTAGTCCAAAAGTTGAAGCAGTTTTGGGAGAAAGCAGGAATAGCTACTACTATATTATATACGGCTGTTACATCAACCTTAACAGGAAATATAAGCAAGGCGCGGTTGGCCATGCAGGCTTTTTTTAGAGTATTGAAAATAAATCCTTATGTTGCTATTATAACTGCTGTTGTGGCTTTGGGCGGTGCAATATACACTTTGGCCACCAGGACAAAGAAAGCAAAGACAACGCTGTCTGAGTTTTTATCTTCCATCTCGGAAGAACGGAATGAACTTAACAAAGTATATAATCAGCTTTTGCGAACGAACGAAAAAACGGAAGAGCGTACCCGCCTTATCAATGAGTTCAATTCCAATTTCGGTAAATATCTGACGAATCTTTTGGATGAAAAGAGTACGGTCGAAGATATAAAAAAGGCATACCGGGAAGCAACTACTGCAATGAATGATCATTATGCCCGTGAATTGTTGGCAAGCAAGCAAAGCGAGATTGTGAAACAAAACTTAGATAAGCAATCTTTGTCATTGAGGAATGCAGTGGAAGTCGCCGTCAAAGCGACGAAAAATCAAAAAGCCCGCTTATCAGAGATTATCAATGATGTTACGAACCAGGTTATAACAGATAATCCGGAGCAAGGAATTGGTAATGTCCGGCAAAAGATTTATGAGAACATCAATAAAGAGTTTGGGGCAGGTTCTGCTTATGATTTGTTCGGGGGTTCGGAAGGATGGGAGAAATTTTCTAAAGAGATTTATCCTTTTATTGAAGGGACTAACGAGACGATCAACAAAGTTAATAAGCTAAAGGATGAGTTGTCTCCCTTTATAAAAAACATTACCGGCACTAATGATGGTAGTGGTGTAACTGGCAATGATGATACTGGTGGGGGAACCGGAGGGAGCTTGACAGATGAGAAACGAAAAGAGATTGTTACTAAGCTGGAGGCTGATTTTGCCAAGGTAAAAGCAGAACAGACTGCGTTGTATGTAATCGGCAAAATGGACAAACAAGAGTTTGATGCTTTCGTTGCAGATAGTGAAAGGAAGTTGCTCGATAGTAAGATGAAATTATATTCCAAAGAATCAAAGGAATATAATGATTTACTGCAACAGAAACTTCAAATGCAGGTGAAGCAAAACCAGGCATGTGAGAAAGAAGATATTCAGTCCATTGATGATCGTATAAAGAAAGAGAAACGTTTATTGTTGGATGCGTATGTTGATAGGAACATTGATAAGAAGGCTTTTGATGAGGGGAATCTCCAATTGGACTATGATGCACTAAAAGCTAAACGTGACTTGTATGTAGAAGGTTCGAAAGAGTACAATCAATACCAGGCACAACTGGATGACCTCTGTTATCGGGATAAATTAAAACGTCAGCAGGAGTATGAGGAGAAGATAAAGGCTTTCCGGAGTGAGTACCAAAAGAAAACTGCGGATGAACTGATGCAAGAAGCCATAAAGAGCTGGGATGTTATCCATCAGGCAGGATTTGTTTCTGAAGAAGAATATCAGAAGATAATTCAGACTATTAAAGACAAATATGCTGTTAAGAAAGGTTCAGAGGAGGTTGGTTATGGAAAGAATAGTAAAAAACGTGCGAAAGAAACTAATGATAACGTAGATAAAGCCAAAGCCAAGGTAGGAAATGTAGGTAATTCAGAAACGGATAGTTTTTGGGACAGCATGTTCGGTAATGATGCCAAACTCCATTCGGGTATCCTTACGGAACTGAAGTCGATGGAAGAACAGGGGCTTATTACTCACAAACAATTCTTGGATGCCAAAGGTCAAGCGGACGCTGAATATGCTGAGAACTTCAGTGGTAAAATGGAGATGGCTTATGCTCAAATAGCTTCGGTAATGTCTGCAACATCTTCTTACATGGATGCTTGTCAGGATGTGGAAACTGCTAAGATTGAGAAGAAATATGAAAAAGAAATAGCGGCAGCCGGGAAGAACTCTGCAAAAGTGGCCAAACTGGAAGATGCTAAAGAGAAGGAAATAGCCAAGGTTAAAAGTAAGTATAATAAGAAAAAGACTGCGATGCAGATAGCCCAGGCATTAGCTGAAACGGCAATAGGTGCTATGAATGCTTATAATGCAGGATGGGAAGCCGGTTTCCCGGCAGGACCTATATTGGCTCCACTTTTTGCAGGTATTGCAATTGCCAACGGTTTGCTTCAGGTGGCAACTATAAAAAAACAGGCTGCTGCTCAAGAGGCTGGTTATTATCAGGGAGGTTTTACCGGGCCGGGAGCCTGGAATGAAGAAAAGGGACCGGTTCATGCGGATGAGTTTGTGGCCAATCGTTATGCAGTCCGGAACAAAGAATTGTTGCCGGTTCTCCGACTGATTGATAACGCACAAAAGAATAATACAGTCGGTAGTTTGACCGCTGCCGATGTTACTACGGTGTTAACCGGTGGAAAAACATCTGTTCCGGTCTCTTCGTCTTCCGGAAACAATGCCAGTGATAGTGCGGAAGCTGCTTTATTAATTTCCGTAATGAGCCATAATGCTACGGTGATGGAACGATTGAATAAGCGACTGGATGAACCTTTTCACACTATTAACACGGTTGATGGTCCCGATGGGATGAAACAGGCGTTTGATAAATACGATAGTATTCAGAAAAATAAATCAAGAGGATAAAATGACTGAGTTGTATTTGAATGGCTATGTGGCTGTAATGGATAAAAGCACAAAGATAAAGGTTGTGTTTGATAATCCTTATTTCACAAAAAGTTCGACTTATACGCATGACATATCGTTGCCAATGCGGAATTGTGCCAAAAATCAAAAGATCTTTGGCCACATCAATAGAAAAGATGTTTCCAAGAAGCCACAAACTTTGAAAGCTATCCTAATAGCTGATAATAGAGTTTTGCTGAATGGTTCTGCCATTATTCGGGAAATCACGGAAGAGAAAGCACAAGTGCAATTAGTTTCCGGTAACGCGGAAATGAATTTCTTTCTGCAATCTGAGAAGCTGTACATAGATAAACTTAATTTGGGCTTTCCGTTGGAAAGACCGATTTTGGCGGATTATCCGAATACAATGTTATGGGCTGAGAATCAAAAGCAAAATTGGGCAGACTATAATAGCAACTATAAAAGTTACGTTTATTTTCCGGTATATAATGAAACGGCAGGAGAGATATATAATCGGTTCGCGGCCAGCTATATAAATATTGATGGAGAACGGAAAGAGAGTTTCACGTACTACGGGGCAAATATGTCGCATATCTGCCCTCAGCCGTATCTGTGTATAATGATTCAGTGGATTATTAAGGCGATTGGTTATTATTTGGTGGAAAATCAATTGACCGAAACCGTTTTCAGGAATTTATTTATCGCTAACGGGACGGTTATAAACGTATGGGCAGATGTGTTGCCTCATTGGACGGTAAATGAGTTTTTTACGAATATTGAAAAGACTTTCGGCTTAATAACTGTGGTAGACGAAGGAACTAAGAAAGTGAGATTATTATTTTCACATGATTACTTTGATGATTCCACTCCGGTTTGTTTATCTAATGTTATTGATACGTTTACGGTTAAGATCGAAGCGGATGAAACAATTGATGTTAGTAACGGAAACATTGGTTACAGTATGGAAGCATCAGAAACAATGCCGTATGTGAAGTTCTCCGAGGATATTCTGGAATACGTAAAAAAAGAGACTTATCAGACTTATGGTGAGTTGAAGAGTGCTTATCAGGCAATGGATGATTGGAACCGTGGAAGAAAGGTGTTAGAAGCGGAAGGACGACAGTATATTGAGGTTGATGACGGAACAACAAAAACATTGCAGGAAGCAAATCAATATCGGGATCTGATTCGTAATCCGGAGAAGAAAGATTTGGATATTGAGTTGAAAATAGTGCCGGCTTTAATGCGTACGATAGAAGTAGAAGTTTATGCTCCCGGTTCAATATATGATAAAAACTTTCTATGGTCGGGGGAAATACAGGCTATCTCTGTTGACGGAGGAGCTTATGATATGGGAGAGTTTATGCCGGGGACAGTTCAGAGTATGGTTGTTGATGGTGTACCGGAAAGATACAAGCCTGATAAGATTTTAGTAGCTTTCTCGGATGGGGCCTATAAAAAAGTATATGGACCTAAAGGAGAATCCTTTTCCTATCCGGCTCCATTTATTGATGGCAATATTACTATTGATTCAACTGGTAATAAGTATCCGGCATGGAGTCTGCGACTATGTGATGATCATACAACACAAAATTTGGGCAGTGAAATTTACGATAGAGTGAAAAGCGTGAATACTGAAGCTGAAGAAACATTTCATTTCATAAGCAGTCAAATATATAATCCGCGTAGCGTGTTTATTATTGACAATAAACGTTATGTCTCAAAAAACATAACGATTGAGTGCACTCCGTCCGGCATTGAGAAGGTGCAGGAAGGAATAATGTATGAGTTGATGGAGGGTAGTTAAAGCCCTCCTTCAAAGTGTTTAGTCTCTTCATGTACGCTGAGTCCATTACCTTGCAGATATTTGTTTGTGGTGGAGATGTCAGCATGGCGCGCCTGATCTCTGGCAATTACAATTCCTTCAGTATTTGCCAGGTCACGAATACCGGAATCTTTCAGTGAATAGAATTGATAGGAGTCCGGGAACCGGAGCAACGCACGTACTTTATTGAAATGATTCCTGAAGATGCGTGAATCAGCCTTTTTTATGCCGGGCTTAAAATCGCTTCCACCGAACAGATAATGGTTGGAACTGTACTCAAACAGACGTAAATCAATCATTAATTTGATGATTTCGTCATTGAGTCCTACCATGCCATCGCGCCGGTTCTTTGAGATTGTGGAAGAAATAAAAACTTTCTGTTCTTTAAGGTAAATGTCTCCCAGTTTGATATTAGATAGTTCATCTGGCCGGATGAAGGTGTAATATTCCATCTGACAGGCGAGCAAAAAGCATTTGTTCGTTTCTGAAAGAAACTCCTTCAGCTTTTTGAGGTCTACCGGTGATAGGGCAGAACGCTTCTTCTGGTCTTCCGGCAGGCTCCTTATCTTTTCAACCGGGTTGTTTTCCATATACTGTTTCTCAACCAACCAGGTGCAAAATGATGATAGCCATGTGCGGTAATTATTCCGTGTCCTGGCGGATGAATCCCGGTCGAGCAGGATATAGTCCAAGAAGTCGCTAATGTAACTTTGTTCGAATTGATAGATATAGGAGATAGGGAAAGCATGCTCTTCGTTGTACGATATAAGCATCCTGATGCGCTTTTTATAGTCGATGTAAGTACTTTCTTTGATAACTTTTGAAGCATGCAGCTTCTCCAGATACTTGCTATAAAGCTGGTGTACGTCATCGAATTTTGAGTAGTGCCGGGCATTGGAAGTATCAGCCCACGGATTCCATCCGGAGCGTAAACGTGTGGTCAGATTCGTGATGATTTCGGTCGCTCGTTTCTTCCGGTCGCTGAGTCTCTCAATGCTATCCAACATGTACTTTTTGCGACGCATCTTCCGGTCAACCGGATCATAACATTGGAAGTCTACATACCAATTTTTTCCGGTATGTAATTTGGGTAATGTGTACGTAATAACTTCGTTAAGTGAAGAACCTTTTCGTTGTTTAGAATACAT